GTGGTGAATACATGGGTGCGTCATCAAATGGCGTACAGACAACAGTTAGTACAAGACCTTCAAACTATAACCTTATCGGTTGAAGAAATCAGGGGTCCTCTAACACATATTACAGGGGAAGTATTTAGAAGAGGTATAGAAATTATACCTAATAAAGAAAACCCCGACACTGACCAACGTAAGAGACTGACTAAATGGTTACGAGACTGTAACGTATTTGACCAGAGTATGGAAGAGGTGTTTAGACAATTCCATTTTGATGTGAACTCTCTAGACGATGCCTTTTTGTATTTAGCTAAAGAATATAAAGATGTGGGTGGTGGAGAGGTCAGAACTAAACTTCTAGAGATTAGAAGACTAAACCCAGCACTAGTTGAATTTGATTTAGACCAAGCGGGACTACCTAAAAATTCTCATTTCCTTTGCCCTATTCATAGGGAAGTAATTCAAGAAGCCGCAGGGACATGTGAGAAAGAAGATTGTGATGTAAAACTACAACCAGCAATGTATAAATATTACCATAGAAGTCATCACATGTACTTTACCGATTCCGAAATTATTCACTTATCTAAGTTTGCCCCATCAGAAACATATGGTTGGTCTCCAATACTAACTATTTTTGAGAAGGCTTTAACTTTAGTAGGTATGGATAAAAACCTTTACAGATATTTTTACGAAAGAAAAATGCCTGCAAGTATGTTAATGGTAACTACTGATGACCCTGAGAGTCTACGAAAAGAACGAGAACACATTGCGGCTCAAACAAGAATGGACCCTAACTATATACCTATGGTAGCAGTATCTGCTAGAAACCAAAGAGGTAGGGTAGACATGGTAAGACTATTCCACACTCTAAATGAAATGGATTACTTACCTGTTAGAGATGAAATCAGGGAACGTGTAGCAGCTATGTGGGGAGTTACTCCAGCATGGCAGGGAGCTCCTGAAGCTTTTGGTGGGATGTCTACTCAGACACAACAACTAGTAGTTATGAGTAGAGTAGTTGAAGGAGACCAAAGATTATTCCACGAGAAAATTTTCCCGCAACTATTAGAAGCTTTTGGGATAACTGACTATGACTTAAAATTACCCCAGCCTGAAGAGAAGGCTGAGAATACTAGGTTGAGTTTCGCACAACAAAAAATACAAATAGTAAATCAATTTGCTCAATTAGGGTTTGATATAAAACTAAAAGAACAGGATGTTGATTTATATGCGGCAGAGTTTGTTGTGAGTGGTGAGCCTGTTCAAACGGCTAAGATATCAGAAGAACAGCAGAAAATAGCTCTACAACAAACTAAAGACCAGCAAGATTTAGTAAAAAAACAAACAGAGCTTCAAGAAGACCAGTTAGACCAACAAGAACAGCAAATGGAGACTCAAGAGGTTGACCTAAATGCTGATGGAGAAGTGACTCCTGAAGAAGCTTTAGCTATCCAAGCGATGCAGAAATCTATTCCAACGTCACAAAGGAAGTTTAAAGGTCGGACTGGGGGAGTTACCCCAAACTGGGCAGATAAACATCCTGACGAAGAAAGAGATATTGATGAGTATGCTGAAGCTAGAGCTAATAAAAACGAATTAACCCTGTCAAAGACGTGGGTACAGTCGTTGAATGAAAAAGGTTTTGCTGCTCCGATAATAAAACAAGTATCTCCAGACTTGAGTCAGATGTGGTTTTCGGAAAATAACGTCGAGTATATAGCAAACCTTTCGGCTACAGGCGTAACAACTATTGAAAAAGCAACTTTCGGAGACCCGACAAGATTCAGTAGAAATAAACAGGAAGGACCAAAGGCAACAGAACCAACCGAATTTGATATAGAAGATGAATAAGTCTTGGATTACAAACCCCAGAGGGCAGAACGACTCATATAAAAAAGCCTCTAAAAAAGATTTGCAGAAGCAAAAATCTGATGAAATAAAACACGACTTATTGTTACCACGAGGTGAGACTAAGGTTTTGCGAGCCACCGATATGGAAGATGGTCCAAGTTATGACAGAGGTTTGTTTGTAAAATTATTAGATGATGGTGGGTACGAAGTCGCTTATTGGTATAATACATTAAATGAAATATATCCTATTGAAATATTAGTGGATGGTGAATCAGTGAAAAAAGATGCAAAAAAAGTAACATTTAAATTTCATCCTGAATTAGAAAAACTACTGAAGGAAAACGGTGGTGGTGGCGGAGCCGCTACTTCGGGGTCGTTTGGTGGTGGTGCAGGGACGGTATTTACGTCTCAAGACACAGGAGTGTTTACTCCTAGCTACGGTGGTAGGTCAGAACGTAAAAAAAGATGGGATAAAAATCGTAAAGGCAAAAAACGAAGTGGTGTTGAAAGACTTGGGCTGTTTATAACTGACCAGTCTCCAGAAAGAAAAATGCAGAAAGAACTTACTTCATCAACAGTTGACCTAATAAAGTGGGTTCAAGATGAACTTAAAAAAGATGATGTAAAGTTTCGACAGCAAACATCATCTACTTCTATGAATGACCAGACTAAACAAACTGATGGACTTAGGAATCCTGTGTTATATGATGCAGAGCCAGATAAAGAAGCAGATGTGGCTCAGAAAGATGTAGAAGATAGAATTAGAAGCTTAGATGATTCAGAAAACATAAAGAATAATAAGGCTGATGAAAAGGGGGATGCAGGGCAAGTAGCTCCTGCAGGGCTAAGTGTTCAATTATCATACGGTTCGGGGACAGAAACAGGACCAACAGTTGCGGGGGGTTATAGAGACCTAGACGCTGGTAAAATAGATGCTGAAGAAGAAGACGATAAAGATAGCCCCTTTGTTTAAATGAAATTATATGATAGAATGTGTACTAAGTGTCAAGGACATATGTACATAAACGAAGATAAAGATTTACAATGTCTTACTTGCGGTAAGATATTGGTAGTAAAGGTAAGGAGGAACTATGATTCCAGAACAGGCAAAATCAGAGATAATAAGAAGAAGGGCTCTAGGAGCTACGTGGACAGCGATAGTAAACTGGATGAACGAGGAGTACGGTACCGAAACCCATCGAACAACCATTCAACGTTGGCACGACAGCGAGATAGAGGGAGTTCAGGTAGAGCAGGTCTTACATCCGGAAGATAGTCTAGCCCAAAGGATAAAACTTGATAAAAAGGTTGCTACCCAAAAGAGTGAAGCATCTTTTTATAAAAAGCTTTATCAAGCGGCTTTAAAAGATGATACTAAACAAGACCTTATTATAGAGACTATACAACAACACACCAAAGCTTTCCCATCAGTACCCCTAAAATATATCGAAAAAACCGATAAGACCCCATTTGGACATCAAGCACAAGTTATGGTTACCCCTTTATCTGATACACATGTAGGTGAGCAGGTGTATAAAGACCAGATGAGAGGATTGAACGAATACAACTTGGAGGTCTTTAATAAACGGATGTATGGTTGGGCTAACCAAATACTAAAACACGCATCTTATAGAAGACAGATAGCCCCAGTAGATGAACTAATTATTCCTATGTTAGGAGATATGATTAGTGGAGACATACACGAAGAGTTGGCTAGGTCTAATATGGCTAACTGTATGGAGCAAATGATTAGAGGAGCTAGTATTATTGGGCAAGCTCTAATGTATTTAGCCCCACATTTTACAAAAATCAAAGTCCCATGTGTAGTTGGTAATCATGGTAGGATGACTAGAAAGCCTCCTATGAAAGACAAGTACATGGATTGGGATTACATGCTATATCAATGGATTGCTTCTTTCTGTAAGAATCAAAAAAACATAGAGTTCCATATTCCTAGAAGCTTTATGACCACATTTAAGATACACGATAAAGTTGTTCTTATAATGCATGGGGATTCTATATCAGGTGCTGGTAGTAGCGGGGCTATCACAGGTGCTATTACTAAACTACGAAGTGTATTCCAATACAGAAAAGCGTTGCAAAGAGAAATAGAAGACTCAATGGATGATGATGCAGAGATAGAGTTTGATAGTGTAATGATTGGACACTTTCATAGAATAGATGAAATAGATATAGGAACAGGTGAATTGCATATCTGTGGTACAATGAAGGGACCTGATGAGTTTGCTTTACAGCGACTTCATGCCGCTACTAAACCTAAACAATTGGTTACATATTGGCATCCAAGATACGGATATATTGGAAAAGATGTTATTTATTTGAATCGTTACGACAGTAGTAAACGAAAGTTTATAGATAAGATTCCAGAGAAGTGGGTAGATTTTGTAGAATCATAAGTATAATAACTTATGGCAAAGGCAGATAAAGACATTACCCGGATACTAACCTCTATGTTACATAAGATAGGGGATGATGTTTTTAAGTTGGCTAAAGAAGATGCGACTAAAATTACCGGCAGTGAATCACAAGCTGAAAATCAAGTAAGGTTAG